TCGTACAAATGCAGCGCATATGCTACGATTTGTATCTCCATTCTTCTCTGCTCAAGAGAACGCAGTCAAGACATGGCTCAAAATTGCAGCAGATAACCCAGTTATTATTAACAGGGCAGCAATTGCTTGGACTGCACCCAACCGTCTAGGTCTAATCACAGACCCTGATACAGGTGAGCAGGTTCAACCAGGAGATGTACTTAATGGTAATGATACCATGTGGCTACAGGTTCCAGGTGGATTAAAGAATCTACCTATACTTGGCAAGGGTTTAAGTTCACTTGACCAGGTTGGAATCAGTAAGAAAAGCCTGGATGTCGTATTCCAAGGTAACCCATTTGGTGTAAGTATCGGACCATTGACTGCAATTCCAGCATCTCAAATCATGAAGATGAAGCCAGAACTTGGCGATACTTTAAGTTTTGCTTTCCCGTATGGGCCAGATGCATCTATCAAACAGTTGGCACCAACATGGTTGCGTCGTCAGTTTGAGAAGAATGCTGGTATGACTGATTCTGATTATGCAAAAACATATCAGTTAATATGGTTAACAGAACAACATAAGGCTCGTGAAGAAGGACGTCCGTATCTAACAGAAAAGCAAGTCAAGAAATTGGCAGATGCTTACTACAATATGCGTACGGCAGCAAACCTTATTCTACCATTTGCTCCACAATTCAGCAGTCCTTATCGATTCTATATGGATAAGTGGAGAGAATATAGCACTAAGTTTGGTCTACAAGCGGATGATAAATTCCTTGAAGATTTCCCTGAGTACTTTGATTTTGCTACAACACTATCAAAGAACCCTACTGGCTCACGTTCTACAATGGATGAAGTTCAGAACTCTAAGCGTTACTCTAGTTTGATTTCAGATATATCACAAGATGACAAGTCTTTAATTGGTCTTGTAACTCGTGGCTCAAACGCTGCAAAGTTCTCACCTACTGCATACTGGTGGCAGTCAGAAACTGCTATCTCCCCAGGTTCACCTGAAACATTCCGTGGTAAACAAACTCCACAGGAAGCACAGCGTGCCAATGAAGCACGTAAGGGATGGGCTATCTACCGCAAGACAATGGCTGTATTAGATAACCATCTTGCTGCACGAGGGCTAACATCGTACCAACAGAACGGTGCAGAGGACTTACTAGCAGTAAAGAACTCTATTATTAAGCAACTTTCTATAGAGAAAGACCCAGTTACTGGAGAAGCAACGGGTACTCCATCTGCATGGTACCAAGACTATCGTGATGTTGATGGCCTAAAGACAGCAAAAACAATTGTTGGTTTACGTAAGATTGTATCTAACAATAAGTTTATGGCTGACAATGGTTCTGACCCTACATGGAAATCTGTGTCATTGTATCTAGAAGTTCGTGATTCCGTAGCAGCAAGACTTGCTTCTCGTCCAGTCAAGAACATAGATGCAAATGAAAACAGGGACTTAAGATTAATGCTTGATTACTACGTCAACCAACTTAAAACTGGTGACGTAGAGTTTGCTGATATCTTTGAAAGATACTTATCACAAGATAAAATCTACGACAAATATATAGATTCGGGAATATAAAATGGCAACTAATACCGTGCGTATTGAAGAGATTAAGTCTCAAATTCAGGAACTGAATGGACGCGTCCGTGTTGCCGAAATGAAAACCAACCCGAACAAGAAGGCAGCAGCACAGTTTAAGTCACAGATAGAAACCCTAGAAAAAGAACTAAATAATCTTCAATCTGAGTCTTTAAAGAAAAAAGAAGAAAAGGTTAAAACGGAACAGATAAAAAATAAAACATATGTTCCTACAAACATTCCTTCTGGCGCAGATAAACTCATGAAGGATATCTTGTCTATACCTGGAATTGATACTTCTCCTGCTGCGATTGATGCTTTGTTTGCAGCAGGTGGCTTAGGCAATACAATGCTTGTCTACATGGGTAGAGAAAGAGTAGCCCCTACTGGTCGTCCAAATGCTGGTGGCATCAGAGATAACTTACAACTTGCTACAAATATTACTCAGTCTTTCTGGGATGATAAGACCACAAAGAATAAAGTTAAGACTCTTCTTGCTTCGGCTGGAAAGCCTAGCGATGACTTAAGCGCATTTACCGCATGGCAACAAGTAGTTGGTACAGCAGCATCTATCTATAATGGTGGCAAGGGGCCAGACTTAACCCCATTTGATATCATGCAAATGCAGATTAAGAACAGTGGCGGTCCACAAAAGCGCGTAGATAAAGTTGACCAGAATGTTCTTAGGGCGCTTGTTGAGAATGTATATTCAAGCACAGCACAACGCAAGCCAACGCCTGCTGAAATGGAAGCAAGACTTCAAGAATTAAATAAGTTTGTTGATGCTGGAACAGTGACAACAACTAGCGGTAATACAACAGTGCAAACCGCAGGATTCACGCAGGCTGGTGCTGAACAATTGGTTAAAAAGAAAATTGAAACAGAAGCACCTAAAGATGTTGCTCGTGTTCAGGGACTTCAATTTAAAGATGAGTTATCATCATGGATGAGGAGCGGTATCTAATGGCAGATATGGTAACAGAGACTGACAATATCAGTCTTGCCATGGTTGAGACATATCCAGAGTTACGCCCAATCTATGAACTGTGGAAGACTAATCCTGGCGCAGCCAAGGAAATGTTCTTTAAGTCATCATTCTTTATCAACAATAGCGCAGCAGTACAAGAGCGTTTAAAGGCTAAGGCTGAGCAACGCGGGGCATATAATAAGAACCTTGATGCATTCAAACTAGCAACTCGTAAGCGCCTTGCAGGCAAAGGTGTTAAACTTGATGATGCTACGTTTAACCAAGTAATTGAACAAGCATACGAGAATGGTCTGAATGAGGACCAGGTAGATAATCTATTAATTTCTACTGGAAAGATTGGCCAACTTGGTGGCGAACCTCTTGGTGATGTGGCAACACTTAAGGCATACGCAAACTCTTTTGGTGTATCCAGTCTTCTTAATGGTGCATATTGGGACACAAAGTCAAGACAACTATTTGAAGGCAGCATAACAGTCGATGACATTAAGGCAGAGATTCGCAATAATGCGGCTAGTGCTTTCCCAGCATACTCTGAACAAATTCAAAATGGTGTTAGCGTAGACTCTCTTGCATCAGCATACAAGTCTACAATGGCTAGTATCTTAGAAGTAGATGCTGATTCTATTACATATGACAACCCATATCTTCGTCGAGCATTACAGAATGTAGGGCCTGACGGCAAGGCTACCCCAAAGCCACTATGGCAGTTTGAAAAAGAACTGCGTAGTGCACCTGAATGGGAGTATACAAACAATGCTCGTGACACTATTGATTCATTGTCACTTAAAGTTCTTAAGGATTGGGGTCTAGCCTAATGGGTTATTTAGACTGGCAAGCATCCGAGCGGGATGCTAAGAATGCTACAGCCACAGCAAATACAGCAAAAGCGGCTGCAGATGCAGCCATTGCTGCTGCTGTTCAGGCTACTTCAAAAGCCCCTTCTAATAAAATTGAACAGGGAGCGCAACAGGCTGCTATAGACAAAGCCAATGCTGCAGTTGCTGCATATAATACAGCAGCAAAAGATGCACAACAATGGACTGCGTTTTCTCAGGATTGGTTCGGAGCAGGCACTGGTGACCCAGCAAAGATTTATGCACCATTAAGTCTTAGTGTTGGTGCAGATGTAAAGCCTATTGCAAGATATGTTGTAAGTTCATACTACAGTGGAACTGGTGCAAACCGTGTTCTAATTACAGTGTATAGCGATGGAACTACATCTAGTTCTCCAGCACCTGATACAACTACTACAACATCTACAACAACATTGACAGATACTGCAGCAAAAGAAGCGGCTCGTCAGTCTATCATTACAGTTCTAACTGACCGCTTTGCTAAGTATGGCCTTGCTGGCCTTGCTGCAAAAATTAAAGAACTTGCTATTGATGGAGCAACTGAGGCAACAATTACTATTGGTCTTCAGGAAACAGACGAGTACAAACTCCGCTTTGCTGCCAACCAGGATAGAATTAAAAAGGGTCTTGCTGTGCTTACACCAGCAGAATATATTACCCTTGAAGATACATACCGTCAGGTACTGCGTGCCTATGGATTAAAGCAATTCGATAATGATGCTTATGTAAAGCAATTCATATCTAATGACGTATCTCCTACAGAACTTTCAAATAGAGTAGTTGCTGCAGTACAACGCGTACAGAACGCTGACCCTGCAGTAGCAACACAACTTAAGTCTTACTATGGAATCGGAAACGAAGACATGGTTGCATACGTGCTTGACCCAGAACAACAATTCCAGAAGATTCAACGTCAGATTGCAGCAGCCGAAATTGGTGTAGCAGCAGGACGTCAAGGACTTGAGGCTGGTGTTGGAGTTGCTGAACAACTTGCGGCACAAGGTGTCACACAGGCTGAAGCACAAAAGGGATACGCAACTATTGCAGACATCCTACCAACTGCTGAGAAACTTAGTTCAATCTATGGTACAACTATGGAAGGTTATGACCAAGCAAAGGCTGAACAAGAAGTATTCAATAGCCTAGCATCAGCACAGCGTGCACGACAGAAACTTACTGCACGAGAAATCGCACAGTTTAGTGGACAGTCTGGCTTATCTAAGGCTAGCCTAACAGCACCTAAAACAGCAGGACAGATATAAAATCCTAGGTGGACCTATCGGCCCCACATAGCGTACAAGACCGATAGCAAGAGCCAGACCAGTTCCCCGATTGGAATCTGAGGCTTGCGACTACAACGAATAGAAGGGTGGACAGTTGCTATGAGCAACAACTACTGGGACGACGACGAAGACGACATCGATACACAAGACGAATCACAAATGGACGGCAGTGACTTACTTAAAAAGTTACGTAAAGCCAAGCGTGCAGACGAGAAGCGTATTAAAGAACTCACAGAGCAACTTGAGGGATTATCCAAGGCGCAGCGTGAGCGTACAGTCAAAGAAGTCCTAGAAAAGAAGGGTGTAAATCCTAAAGCAGTACGACTAATCCTAAAAGATATTGACGATGTTTCAGAAGAATCAGTGAATAACTGGCTCAATGACAACGGAGATTTGTTTGGATTAACATCTGCACAGGACGCATCCGCAGCAAACACTGCAGACCTAGCGGCACTACGCCAACAGGATGCAGTAACGCAGGGTGCAACAACACCTGACCGAGCAGAGAACATAGAGCAAAGATTGGCTAATGCAGAATCTGCAGAAGAAATCTTATCTCTCCTCCGCTCACAATAAAACATTCATAGTTCCTAGTCACTTGGAGGTGACAAGCAATGGCTAATGCCTACGTATCCACAGATTCCGCATCTCTCGGCGGTACCGCTGGTTCAGCAGGTTTAGTACAAAAGGCGTATGACCGTCTTTTGGAGTTTGCTCTCCGTTCAGAACCCCTAATTCGTTCTGTCGCAGACAAGCGCCCAACTAACCAATCAATCCCTGGTTCAACAGTCGTTCTACAACGTTATGTTGACCTTTCAGCAGCAACAACTGCACTCACAGAAACAACTGACCCAGATGCAGTAGCAATGTCTACACCAACATCTGTAACCATTACTCTTAACGAGTACGGTAACTCAGTTCTAGTTACACGTGCGTTGGAACTCTTCAGCCTCGCTGATGTAGACCCAGCAATCGCTAACATCATCGCATTTAACCTTGCAGATTCTATCGACGCTGTGGCAATGACAACATTGCGTGGCGGTTCAAACGTAATCTACGCAGGTGCAACTGCAACATCAACAGCAACAATTACTGCTGCTGCAACAATCTCATCTGCTAACATTCGCAAGGCAGTTGCAAAACTCCGTGCTAATAAGTCAACAGGACGCAAGGGTTCACTCTACTGGGCTGGTATCCACCCAGAAGTTTCACACGACCTACGCGCTGAAACAGGCTCAGCAGGATGGCTTCTTCCTAACCAATACGGTTCTGCACAAGACCGCATCTGGGCAGGAGAAATCGGTACATACGAAGGTGCTTACTTTGTTGAGTCACCACGTCTATACAATGCTACAGACGGTGCATCATCTGCACGTAACTACCGCACAATTATCGCTGGACAGCAAGCGCTTGCAGAAGCAGTTGCTGAAGAGCCACACGTAGTCATCGGACCAGTAGTTGACAAGTTGATGCGTCACCGCCCAATGGGTTGGTACGGCGTACTCGGCTTTGCTCGCTACCGCGAAGAAGCACTATACCGCATTGAGTCAGGTTCATCAATCGCTTAGTTGATTGACGGGTGGGGCTAGGGAAACCTAGCCTCATCAGTAAGTTCATTAAGGAGAACTATGGCAACGTACACATTCAGACCACCAACGGTGGAAGAAGGACCAGCAGGCGGACATCGCCTGTTCTACTTCTATAAGTTAAAGCGTGGTATTACTGTTGCCAAAGAAGGTTCTACTTGGTCACAGATACGCTATGCAGTAGATGAAGACCTTAGTGAATATGATGTTGTCTATCGTGGTGGATACAACCACACAGTAGATGAAGCAACTAAGGCAGAATTAATTGCTGCCAACATCGGAGTTACAGAAGAAAACTTTACAGTACAGTAGGGGACAAAATGCATAGTCATATTAGCAAGGTTTTGGAGTGGGGATTCGATGAGAACCATAACTTTATGGCGACATTGTGGGGCTGCGTGCTCTGCGACGAGA